CAATGATTTTTTCACGCAAAACAACATCATAACCAGAGGCGAGAATAAGACATCCTTTTGGGGAGAGATTGAAAAGAGGTCTTTCTTGACCGTTAGCGTCTGTGTATGACCCCAATCCAAAATTGGATTTGGATGCACCTTGCGATAAAAGGTTACGAATATCACGCATAACATGAGCGTGCTGCTTACCTGTGACCTCTGCAACTTCAAGGGAGGTCATGCCTTTTTGATTTGGAATTAAATTTCCCATACTTACTATTGTTTGGCATTATAGACAGAAAAACGGCTGTCATTTCCCGTGTCGCCAAACAATAGTAAGATTTTCTCCGAAGAGGAAATATTACGCAGGAAAGACAGCCGTATATTTTTTATACAAGCAATTAGGCATAAAAAATGCCCAACGAATATCGTGAGCAGTAACCGCGCTCTACGGAGAAAGAATACTTTACTATTGTTTGGCATCACAAAGATGGTGCATTTCCTTGAAACAACCAAACGATTTACTGAATATTTTATTTATGTTGTGAAACATAAATTCTGCCCCCCCTGTTTGCATATAT